GATTGGAAAAGAAATATCCCAAAGTGTAGTTGTTGATGGTAATAATGTTACTGCGGTTGGTTATGTTGCTTCATATGATGAAGAGACTAAAGTAATCAAATACTTTACAGATAGATCTTTATTCTACCACCCATCAACTTATGATCAGCAGGATTATGTTGGAGTTAGTAGCTTAGGTAGAAGATACGAATTCTCATCATCTGGAGGAACAATAACCACTACTGATGGGTTCTCTGGTTCTGTTGATACTGGATATACTGGAATCACTACAAATCCAACTGGAAATAAAAATATAAATCTTGGAATACAATTTACAAATGGTCTTGCAGCATCTGAGATAAATAAAGGAACAGGGGATATTATTTACTTAGATAATAGACCTCTTGTTTCAAGAAATTCTAGACAAAAAGAAGACGTTAAAATTATCCTGGAATTTTAAAGATGCCACAAAAAACTAATTTAAATATCAATCCATATTATGATGATTTTGATAAGAATGATAATTTTTATCGTGTCTTATTTAAACCAGGATATCCTGTACAAGCTAGAGAATTAACGACTCTACAGTCTATTCTACAGAATCAAATTGAATCTTTTGGTAGTCATATTTTCAAAGATGGATCAATGGTGATTCCTGGTGGAGTCACATATGATAGACTTTACAATGCAGTCAAATTAAACCCACAACATTTTGGAATTGATATTTCAATTTATTTGAATAGTATTGTTGGTAAAAAAATCACAGGTGCTGAATCTGGAGTAACTGCATCTGTACAAAAGATTCTACTTCCACCAGATTTAGATATTGAATATCCTACAATATATGTAAAATATATAAACGCAAATATAGATTTAGAACCAGCACCATTTAATGATGGGGAAACTCTAATTCTTCAAGAATCTATAACATATGGCAATACAACTCTCCAGGTTGGTGATAGTTTTGCTTCTTGCGTAGATAGCAGTGCAACTTCAGTATCCTCAGCCGTTCATGTTAGTGAGGGTGTTTATTTTATTAGAGGAACTTTTGTACAAGTACAAAAAGACACTATTATATTAGATCCATACTCAAATTCATCTTCATATAGAGTTGGATTTAATATTTCTGAAGAATTAATTTCTTCTGGCGATGATTCTTCCCTTTATGATAATGCTCGTGGATTTTCCAACTATGCCGCTCCTGGAGCAGATAGATTAAAAATTTCAACTGTTTTAGCAAAAAAAGTATTAACAGATTTTGATGATAAGAATTTTATTGAACTAGTAAGAATTGATAATGGTGAAATTAAAAAACTGCAGGATAAATCAACATATTCAATAATCAAAGATTATTTCGCAAAGAGAACTTTTGAAGAATCTGGAGATTATTCCGTTGGGGCTTTTGGCGTTGAATTAGCAGAATCTTTAAATGATAGGTTATCCAATGGTGGAATTTATAATTCTGATCAAAAAACAGAGCAAAATAATACCCCATCTGATGACTTAGTTTGCGTAAAAATTTCTCCAGGAAAAGCTTATGTTAGAGGATATGATATTGATTTTCCAGGAACAACAATCTTAGATGTAGAAAAACCTAGAGATTTAGAAACAGTAACATCTGCTTCAATCCCATTTGAAATGGGAAATCTAGTAAAAGTCAATAACGTTCGTGGATGCCCATTTGTTGGATTAAATAATAATAATAACTATGTTGATCTACAAACATATAGAAAAACTTCTAATAATGCAGCATCTGGTGAAACAATTGGTAGAGCGAGAGTTTATTCATTTTCAGCAAATTCAGATTATGTAAATGAAAGCTCAGCATTTAATCTATATCTTTTTGATATCCAAACTTATACAAAAATAACTTTAAATGAACTTGTATTTTCTGGATTTTGTCCAGCGACAAGTTATATTAGAGGTTTAAGTAGTGGAGCTTCAGGTTATCTTGTACAAGCTCCAGGACCATCTGGGACCACAGGAATCTATCTTTCTCAAACTTCTGGAAACTTTATTGTTGGAGAGCAAGTTTTAATTAATGAATCTTCTGAATATAGAAGATCCATTGTTGCTGTAGAAACAAATAGTATTAAGGACATAAAATCGGTTTATCAATCATATACAACTGCATCTGGAATAACCACAGATTTTTCTGCAGATACTATTTTAGATAGAAAAATCCCAACAGGATTTTCAATAACTGATACAATTACTGTTAATTCCATTGGTATTGCAACATGTGCTGGAAAAACCTTCAGTGGAATATCAACCAATACGATAATTAGATATCAAAGACCTGGATTCACAACTGAAACATATAATAGAGTAACAGCAGTATCAACAGATTTACAATATTTGTATCTGACTGGAGTTAGCACAGTTTTTGGAGTATGTGATGGTGGAGTTCCAGGATCGGGAACAGTTGATGCTACTTTTACCATCGGACTTCCAAAAGTTCAAAATGAAGATAACGCATTTTTATATGCTAAATTATCTTCTCCAAATGTTTCCACTGTAGATTTAAATTCATCTACGGTAACAATTGTAAAGCAAGTAAATGGACAATCTACAAGCCCCTCTGGAAATTTAAGTCTCAATACAAATACTTTAGGATTTAGTAGTGCATTTTTTGAACCTTATGATAGCGATAGATATTCGATAATTTATAATGATGGTGCAGTTGAACAACTAACTTCAGACCAAGTATCGTTATCTGCAAATAATTCACAAATAAACTTTACTGGATTAAGATCTGGAATTGGTAGCGTAACAGTTAATACAACAATCAAGAGGCAGGCTGTAAAAAGTAAAAGAAAGGATTATATTAGAAGTGCTCAGATAATCGTAAGTTCTACTTCTTCTGGAGTTTCAACATCAATTTCTGGACTATCAACGAGTCCTTATTATGGTCTAAGAGTTGAAGATAGAGAAATATCACTGAATGTCCCAGACGCTGTAAAACTGATTGCAGTTTATGAGTCTTTATCAACTTCAACACCAACTTTAGATACTTTACAATTTGTTAGTGGGTTAGGACTTGACATTAATGCAATTATTGGTGAAAAAATTACAGGTTCTGAAAGTGGATCTGTTGCTCAAATTGTAAATAAACCATCTTCAACAGATATTCAATTTGTTTATCTAAACTCAAATAAATTTGTTGTCGGTGAGTTAGTTACTTTTAGTGAATCAAATATTCAATCATCAATTCAAGCAATTACATCTGGAAGTTATTTAAACATTACAGATAGATATTCTCTAGATAAGGGTCAAAAAGAGCAATATTACGATTACTCTAGAATTGTTAGAAATAGAGGTACTGTATCACCTTCCAGAAAGCTACTGATTATATTTGATAAGTATGTTGTCCCATCAAACGATACTGGTGACTTCTACACAGTAAATTCTTATGATAAAGAAAGATATACAAAAGATATTCCAATACTAGCAAATAATACAAGAGCTTCTGATGTAATTGACTTTAGACCAAGGGTTTCCGATTTTACTTCAACTTCAAGTTCCCCATTTGATTTTTCTAGTCGCACATTTGGTTCGTCATCAGTAAATACCAATTTGGTTGTTTCTCCAAATGAAAGTTCCATTTTAGGATATAAGTATTATCTATCAAGAGTTGATAAAGTTGTTTTAGATAAACAAGGAAATATCAGTGTAGTTAAAGGAACTTCTTCAACTCCACCTAAAGAACCAGTAAATGTTGAAGAAGCGATGACAATCGCTACAATATCTTACCCACCATACTTATACAATGTAAAAGATGCTTCTATTAATTTAATTGATAATAGAAGATATACGATGAGAGATATTGGAAAACTAGAGGACAGAATAGAAACCTTAGAAACAGTAACATCTTTAAGTTTGTTAGAACTTAATACAAAGAGTCTTCAAATACAAGATGCTGATGGACTATCAAGGTTTAAGTCAGGATTCTTTGTAGATGATTTTTCTGATAATGGAAGAATGGATTTGACAAACTTTGATTCAAAGTCTGATGTTGATACTGAAAGCAAAGAATTAAAGACACCAACTGATTTCTATTCATTAAAATTAGAACCAGCATTATCAGATTCCATTAACTCCGATACTGCAGACTTTAGCAGCAATTTGGCACTTCTAGATCCAAATGTCAAGAAGACTGGAGATTTAATCACTCTCAATTATGAAGAAAAGGAATGGATTCAGCAACCATTAGCTTCAAGAGTTGAAAATGTAAATCCATTCCAAATGGTTGAATATATTGGAAGAGTTATTCTCTCACCAGCTTCGGATAACTGGGTTAGAAACGTATATGTCCCTGGTGGAACTAGAACAATAACTGGTGGATGGAATGGTTCCTACATCGATAATGTTCTAATTAGTTCAGAACCAGACACGTACATGCGTTCTAGAAACGTACAATTTGCATCTGGTGGATTAAAACCATTAGGAAGATACTACCCATTCCTTGATGGAATATCGGGTATTGATGTTGTTCCCAAACTACTTGAAATTGAAATGCAATCTGGAACTTTCTCAGTCGGAGAGACTGTAGATGGGTTTGTAGGTGCATCTAAACTCATTACTTTTAGAACATCTAGACCCGATCACAAATCTGGACCATATTTAACACCAACAACAACGTACAATTCAAATCCATATAATACCTCATTATCATTAAGTACTCAATATTCAGCATCTGCAACGGTTTTAAATATTGATATTGCTTCACTCTCGGAAGAAGTTCTAGGCAAATATAGTGGTTATGTTACAAGTGGAATGACTCTTGTTGGACAAACTAGTGGTGCCACCTGCATAGTTTCGAATATTAGATTAGTAGCTGACACTTTTGGTGATTTAATTGGTTCATTCTTCATTAGAGATCCACTAACAACTCCTCCACCATCAATAAGAATTCAAACTGGTAGTAGAACATTTAAACTAACAACTAGCTCAACAAATGCAACTCCACTTCCTGGTAGTTTGCTG